TGTAATATAATGATATGAAAAGTAATAAATATAAAGAAAAATTAAAAGAGGCGTTGAGGTCATTTGGCTTATCGGAGAGTTCTATTGTTGTTTATTTGGCTGGTTCGCAAGATAAAAAGCCAAACGGCGAAATAAGATATGCGTTAAGTCAAATGAAAGGTATCAAACACCCATTTAATGCGTGGGGTTTGAATATGAAAGAGTATTTAGATGCTCAAGAGCAAAAAGCAAACAAAGGCAAAAAATGAGCTACCTTGAGTGCTTTATAATGGGCTTTTTTATAGGTGCGTTTATAATGAGTTTTGCGATGCTATTTTGGCCAAATTCTAAAGAGCCAAATTCTAAAGAGAGTATTTAAACATTATGCACTTTTTGCCATTTAATAAGGAGCATCTGCCTTTATTTATAAAAGGGCATTCGATGCGTTTAAGTTTTGCGTTTTTAAGGCCAATGTTAACGGGTATCTCTGTGCCTCCACTTAAAACACAAGCTTTTTTAAAATGCTCTATTTTAGGAGGGTGCATAAACTTGATACACAAACCAAAGGTCACACTACTGCCAACAAAAACGCCTAATAAGAAAAAAAATAGCTTAGGGTGTATGTATGGCTCAAATAACAATAAAATCGCTTCCATAGCGAGATTATATTAAAACAAGGATAAATAAATGTTTAAAATCATAGCAAATGATAAAACGGCATTTAGGAAAAACAAAAAGGCTAAAAAATGATAGAAAAAAGACTAAATCAAAACTTTTCAATAGCTGATAATAGAATAGCGCAGTGTAAAGAGCTAGATTTCAATGCTAAGGGCTTGTATCTATACATCTTAAGCCTACCCGAAGACTGGGAGTTTTCGATAGAAAGAATTGCCTATATGACAAATAATTCAGTAGGAAAAGTAAAAGCGGGGCTAAAGCAACTCGAAGCAATGGGGCTATTTGTAAGAGAGCTATTATATAAGGGCGTAAAAGGCAAGAGAGCTAAATACGTTTTATTTGATTTTGATACGAGAACAACCACAAATAATGATGAGAGTGTATCAATAGATGAAAAATCAACTGATGAAAAATCACCTAATGATAAATCAATGATTGAAAAATCAACCATTAAAAATCAACCTATTGATTTTCACACGTTCAATAAACAAAGAAATAACATACAAAGAAATAATATTAATAAAATAATAAATTTACAAAAAGGCGCGTGCGTGCACACGCACGAGAGTGAACAAAGCGAACAAAACGAAGCTTTTAAAAATCTCAACCTAGAAGCTTTTAGCAAATGGGTTAAATACTGCGAACAAAAAGGCTTCAAAATCGTAGGCATTCAGTTTGACGAACTTAAAAAATACCTTTGCAAGTTTGATAAAAAGAGGCAAGAACAAATCATAAGCTACTCAATAGCAAACGGCTACAAGGGGCTATATGAGCCAAAAGCTGAGCAAAGCCACAAAAGCGGGATGAGCGATGAAGAGCTAGATAAATTTTTTGCAATGCAAAAGAATGATGACCCAGTGCTTTCAAACAACTGGCTAAGCAAGGGACTGCCACAAGAAGTCAAAAGCTTCAACCAGCACCTAGATAGTAGTGCTATACCTGAAGACTTTAAGCGAAAATTTTTGATAGGAGATAATAAATGAGCCAAAGAGAAGAGTTCATCTCAAGCGTTCTATTCAGCGGCAAAGCCGATAGAGCACAGATTAAATTCGCTAGTGAGAGCGTCTTAAAAGACATAAGCGACGAGCAATTAAACGGATTTGCGTTGTTTGCGCTATCGATGAAAACGAAATACGATAATAGCATACAAATGCTTCTAAACGCCGTATCCGAATACCAAAAAGAGAACTATTTGAAGACTATCAGAGCTACAAAGCCGTTTAATAATATTCAGAGCCTGAGAAATTTTCTAAACACATACTTCAAAGGCAAAATCGTAGGAAGTGGCATAAGACCGTTTTTGTACACAAGCATAAGGTTAAATGATGATTTGCAACTTGTGAACGAAAAAACGCAAAAACCACTCAACGCTAGTGATGAAAGCGAGTTTTTAGAAAATTTGCTAAAAGAGCAAGACTTAATCGGCGTTTATAGAGCTGATTTAATCGCATATCGAATAAATCAAAGAGATAACGCACCTAAAAGCGATGAATTAAGCGAGTTAAAAAAGATTGATTGTGGAGCTTATGTATTAAATAATAAAGTTATAGAAAAATCGTGGGCTGAGCTAAAAGTGTGGGCTGAGCTAAAACAAGCGCTATCTAAGACTACCCCAAAAGTAGCAAAGGGCTAGAATGATAAATTATAATAAAACTCTAGCATATGCAAAATCTAAAGGATTAATACCGCTTGAAGAACAAGAGCAGATGAAATTCGTCTCTTGGCTAAGAATAAATAAAATTAGACATATCCACGTAGCAAACGAAAGAATGGCTAGTGTAATTTACAAGAAAAAACTTAAAGCGCTTGGAACTTATGCAGGTTTTCCTGATTTGATGATATTTTTAGCAAATAGAACGCTATTTATCGAGATGAAGCGAAGTGATAAGAGATTAAGCCGTGTGAGTAAAGAACAGAGCGAATGGCTAGAGTTTTTAAATTTACTTGATGAAGGCTCGGCTAAAGTCTGCTATGGAGCTGATGAAGCTATAGAGTTTGTAAAAGAAAATTTATAAAATGGCTCAAATTTACCTAAATTTGAACCTTTTGTTTTTTATAAAATAGGGCAATTGAATATTTTTAAGGTAAGTTAATAAAAATGGCGTTAGATGAGAGAATAAAAAAAGAGCTTATTGCTGATTATTTAACTGGCAGATACTCACAAAGAGAACTAGCTAAAAAGTATAAAGTATCCTTAGGCTCAGTTAATAATTTAACACGAGATTTGAACACTTCAAATGCCGATTTAGTCACGGCTCAAGCTAATTTATTAATCGCTAAAAATGAACTACCTATTGAACAAATGAACGCTATTATAGAGACAGCTTATGATGAAGTATACTCTAAGCAACTCATACAAAAAACAACTCATCTAAATTTGCAAAGAATAAACGAAACACTAGAGAAAAACACGAAAATGAGTAAAATAAGTATAGGCGATGGAATGCAAAACCTTGAGCCTACACCGCTTGAAATGCTAGACTATAAGATAGCTCAAGACGCTATTGATAAGGCAAGTTTGACCTTAGGCATAAATCAACGACACGCTAAAACTGAAATAAATGCAAATGCCTCAAATGCTATTCAGATAAATAGGGGCGATATATGAATACGCTAAATATCGCTTATACAAAAGCTCAAAAAAGAGTGTTTTTTGAAAGCAATGCTAGATTTAAGACAATAGCTAAAGGTAGGCGTTTGGGTTTTACTAGGGGTTGCGCAAACTACGTAATAGAATGCTTACTTGATGAGGACTTTAAAGTCAAAAAAGCACTTTGGGTCGATACTATCACAAGAAACATACAAAACTATTTTGATATATACTTTATGCCACTATTAAAGCAAATTGATAGCATTTTTTATAAATGGAGTAAGCAGGATAAAAAGCTAAGTTTTATCAATGGCAATATTTTGCATATGGTTGGAGCTGATAGACCTGAAAATATCGAGGGCTTGGGCTATGATTTAATCATTTTAAATGAAGCTGGGATTATACTTAAAAATGCAAAACTTTGGGATAATTCAATTAGCCCTATGCTACTTGATAATCCACATTCTAAAGCCATTATCGGCGGAGTGCCAAAAGGTAAAAATAAATTTTTTGATTTGGTAGGAAATTCTTTAAAAAATGTGAGCGGTTGGGAGCATTTTCAATTTTCTAGCTTTGATAATCCTTTGATAAATAAAGATGAGATTAAACGCCTTATAAATGAGCTTGGCGGTGAAAATAGCGAAGTAGTTCGTCAAGAGATTTATGGCGAGTTTGTAGATGGCTCAAGTAATCTATTAATCAGTTATGATGAGCTTATAAAAGCGTTTGAAAAGAATAATGAGTTTGAGAGAGTTAATGCTGAAGTGTGGGCTTTGGATGTCGCCCGGTTTGGTGATGATAAGAGCGTTTTAGCCTGTAAAAACGCACATAATATCTATAAGATGAGAAGCTTTATTAAGCTAAATACGCTTGAACTTGCGAATGAGATTAAAATAGAATATCACAACTCTGAAGTTAAGCCTAGCGTTATTTTTGTAGATACGACTGGGGTTGGGGCTGGGGTTTATGACTTTTTAAATGGGGCTAATTTGCCTGTAAGTGAAGCTATAATGAGCGCTAAGCCTTTAAGCGATGAATACAAAAACAAAAGAGCTGAAATGTATTTTAGATTTGCTAAAGCCCTTAAGAATTTAAATATCAATGTAACTGATGAGTTTAAAGAAGCGTTAAAAAGACAAGTTAATACTATTGAGTATTTTTATAACGATAAAGATAAATATCAAATAATTTCAAAAGATAATATCAAAAAACTTTATGGCTCTAGTCCTGATGAGCTTGACGCACTAGCAATGCTATTTTATGATGAAGTTGATTTTTTACCTAAAAAGCAAGATTGGAGCGGTTATGGCTGGTAACATTAATAACTTTGATATTTTAAAAGATTGCTTGGATTTAGAGCTTATCAGAGAGTTAGCAAGATTAAATGATGAAGCTTTTAGACTAAATTTAGCTTGTTATTTATGCGATTTGGTTGGTGGATTAGCACCACTTCCTACGAAACTACATAAGGTAGTTTTGGCTAAAGAGCTTTTAAAAAATGGATTAGATAATAAGCGGATAATTGAATTAACGCAAATTTCTAATTCTACGCTAAAAAGGTTAAAAAATGTTAGATAGATTTAATAAACTTATCACAAAATCAAAAAATGGTTATGCAAAATATGAGGATAGCTTTAAAGCGTTAAATAATGCTTATTTGCTAAATTATGGCGATGAAAAAAGACAATTTTTACAACGCCACGATAAAAGTGCGCTCTATTTTCCTAAGCTAAATGCTAAGGCTAAAAGGATTATGGATGCGCTAAGTCAGACATATTTTGAGAGCGATAAGATGGCTTTGCTAGAAAATAATATAAACTCTGATGATAAAATCATAGAAATGTGGCAATATGCGTTTGATTATTATTGCAAAAATATAAATTTATATGCGATTTTACAGCCTGAGTTTTTGAAAGTATCGTTTTTAGGCACTTCAATAGCTAAAATCTACTGGGGTAATGATAAGCCAAATATCGAAATGCTTGATATTGATAAGGTATTTTTTGACCCAAATGCCAAAAATTATGATGATATAAGATACATTATTCACGAATTTAGCCTAACTAAAGATGATATAAAAGGATATATCAAAAATAAGGTATATAAAAACACTAATTTGGAGTTTGATAGCGATGATGAGTATAAGAGATATAGGCTTTATGACATTTATGAGCTTAAAAAAGGTAAATGGCTACTAAGCACCATATTTGATGATAAGGCTATCTTAAGAGAGGAAGTAGAGCTAAAAGACGGACTTCCTATCATCTGTGGCTATACCTTAGCTCAAGTTAAAAAAATCGGCGAGAGCGGTTTTATAGGCGTTTATGGGGAGCCACCATTAGCTAGTATCTTATCACTTCAAGATGAGTTTAATAGCTTAAAAAACGCAAGTATAGAAGCAACAAAACAGCATTTATACCCAAAACTTCTTGTAGATAAAAACGCACAAATAGATAGAGATGAGCTTATAAATCCTACAAGTCCTATATATGTAAAAAACTTAGGAGCCGTAAGCGTATTGCCAAAGCCTGATATTCATTTTGCTACAATGAATATACAAGCAATTGATAATGATATGAGTGAAACAAGCGGAGTAAGCCCACAGCAAAATGGAGCTACTAGCGTGAGAGCTGAAACGGCTACTATGAGCAGTATTATGGCAAATGAGGGAAGTGTTAGGCTAAATGGATATATCAGGACTTATAATGAGACATTTATAGAGCCACTATTTTATCAATTTGCTAAGCTAGTTTATAAGTATGGCGACCCTATGTTTTTTGTAGGAGTTGATAGAAGCGAAGTGATGAGTTTTAAACTAAATTTAGAGTGCGGAATAGGAGCTTTAAATAAAGAAGTTCAAAAGCGAAATTTAATCGAGAGCTCAAGCCTTTTGGGTAATCACTTCCAAATGTGCCTAGCTATTCAAGATATTCCAGGAGCAGAGCTTATCAAAGATGCACACGAAGAGCTAATATCTAAGATAATGCCTCTTTTTGGCGTAAAAGATTTTGATAAATATAAAAAGGAGAAAGAGAGTGATAGACTTTATGAAAGCCAACAATGAGCTAAAAGAGCTATCAAAAGGCTATAAAGAATTTGAAAATCTACACCATTTTTTTCTAAATGAAGCTATGGCGTGTTTTTTCAAAGCCTTAAATCAATATGAGAGTGATAGCGTAAGGCTAAGTAGTATTGATAGGCTAAGAGTTATAAGAGATTTTCAAAATGATTTAATAAATACTTTAAAGGAGAGTAAATGACCGAAAATGAAGCATTAGGTGCGATATTAGAGCAAATTAACGAGCCAGTAATTCCAAATGATGAAGCAAATGAGCAAATAGCAGATGAGACATTGCAAAATGCTAATGAAGAGCAGTTAAATCAAGTAAAAGCTACAAACGCAGAGCAAAACGAGATTATAAACGCTCAAAACGAGCAGATAAACGCTTTACAAAGCAAAATCGATGAGTTAAGCAAGGCGTTAGAAAACGCACTAAATAAACCGCAAGATATGGATTTTGATAGCGGTGAGCCAAGCCCTACTGAAAACACAGCTCAAATACAGGAGCAGTTAAACGCTATGAGAGCAGAACAAGATGAGCTAAGAGCTAGAGCGGACTTTAATATGGGATATCAGAATTTTACACAAAAATACCCTACAATTAATGGTGATATTCTTTTAAAGTTTGCTAAGGATAACGGATATGAGCAGTTCTTAGGTGATTTTAAAGGTTGGGACATTTTAGCAAAGCTTATGATAAATGAAGCCAAACCAAAGCAAGAGCCAGATCCGATAACTTCAAGTTCAAGTAGTGGAGTATTTACTCAAAAAGGTATTAGAGATGACGCTAGTGATATCGAGATAGGTGCTGAAATACTAAACCTTAGCAAAGGAGTAGCAAGATGACAAGCATACACGACTTAAAGCTAGGGAGCAATACTTTAGAAGTGCTAGAAGTGATATTAAACTCACTTGAAGCATTTCCTGGTGAGATAGCCAAACTTGATTTAAGTAAATTTACTCAAATAGCAAGTAATATCGATAATTTGGTTAATAATGCGACTGAAGTGCAAAACAATATATCGGATATGAAAATAGCTATTCAAAATAGTAAGACCGAATTTGATACTAATAAGGCTGATTTTGATACACAATACAGACAATT